AGAACTCGGTGCGTGGCGAGAACAGCCCATAGACCGACGACTTCTTGTACGCCTGTCCGAACATCCAGCCAGGGTTCGTGAACCATCCGGTCGATCCATCAACACCGCCGCGAGTCGCGATGAGCATGTCGTTGACCGTCTTGTCCAGTTGACGCGCTACGGTCTCGGGCAGGTACAGACGCTGACCAAGCACCTTCTCGTAAGCCTTCAGCACTTCAGCAGCGGCGGTCCCCTCGGTCATGCCCTCTTCGATGGTCGCGCCAGTCAGACGAATGGCCGAGACGAGGCTGTTGTTCTCCGGTGCGTTGAAGAAGTCTGCGATGCCGTTGATCGGCTTGCGGGTATCGACCGCGCTCCCGTAGATTGCGAGCGCAAGATCGCGTCCACGAGCGGCTTCACGCGTCGAGACATCACCACCGCGCATCCACGCGTAGATCGCCAGCATCTCTTCCTTGGTGTAGAGCGCGCCCAGACTCAGCATCTGCGTGGTGGCGTGGTTGATGATGCCCTGCGACATCACCGCTTGAGCGAACTGAATGTCTCCAGTCGCTATCGCGCGCTCACCCATGACTCGTTCAGGAGTCATCCCAGAGATGATGTACGAAAGATCATTCATCGATCCGATGTCTTTTTCATCGAACGTCATGGTTCGGACGGTCTTGCGAAGTTCGTCTGCAAGAGCAGGGTCTTCCCTCAAGAACTTGGGGACATCCTCGACGTAGGCGAACGCCATGCTGTCTACGGCACGAGGATCGAGGTTCCCCAGCTCCTGCGTGGTCTTCCAGGTGGACCCGTAGTTGGTGTCGTCCAGCATCTGCATCACGGTCGTGAGACGCTGGTTCGGGTCCGTGACGTTGACGGCATCCACAGCCGCCTGAAGGTCGCGAGCCGCAGCATCGCCCATGCGCTCGATCTCGCGGTTGAGGTCACGCAGCGCCTTGGGGACGGTGCCTTCAACGACCTCACGCGCACTAGAGAACAGCGCACCCACACCACGACCAAGTTCGGCAACCTTCTGCATGCCAGGCGTCGAGGCAGCAACGCGGCGCACTTCTTCCTGCACCTGACGCTGGAGGTTGATCTCGCGCTCGGGGAAGGACGCGGCACGCGTTTCTGCGATGAGGTCACGGGCACGACCGGTCTCTGCAGCGAGGCTTGCAGCGACGTTGCGCTGGGCACGCTCGAGCTGGTCGGCCATCGCGCGACGAGGTGCGCTGACAGCGTCGTAAGCAGAGTCGGCAAGGTCGCCGTACTCATCGAGACCCTTCACGACCTTCGACTGAAGATTGATGGCCTCGCGAAGTCGCTGGCGCTCCTGCTCGAGCTTCGCCTGACGAGCGATCAACTCCTTGAAGCGCTTGTCGAGAGTGGCGTCGGGGATGCGCGACTCTGCTACGACGGCACCAGCCTCACGACGTACCTGGTCGAGGCGCTCGACCGCGTTGTCGCGATTGTTCATCGCAGCGTTCACGACCCGGCGCTTCACCTCGGTGGGGCGATCCTCTCCGGTGTAGAGCGGCCCCTCTTCAGGGGCAGCACGACCAGCGACGGTAGGCGCCTCTTCAGGCGCAACGCGAGCAGCAGCAGCGGGCGCGGTCTCCTTGACCACCTGCGGCTTCGGCACGGCACGCTTCAGAAGATCCTTGTACCCGTTGGCGTCCATCGCATCATCGGGGCTGATGTCGAAGTCCGTAGCGGTCGGACGCTTCGGGGGAGCGATCGGCTCGGTGACGTGGCGGTTGTACGCACCATCGTAGCGGATCTTCCCGGCGCTACCCTTAAATGCGACCTTCTCACGCTCGGCAAGCGCAGCCCACTCGGCGTTCGTCATCGGGCGAGCGATGTCGTAGACGGCCATGCGCACGCCTTCCTTCGTGCTGCGACCCGTACCTACGGTGTAGGACGGAACGCGACCACGCTCGGAGAGGATGGCCTCTTCAGCAGGAACGAGGACGCTTCGGCCTTGAACGCGAACGCGCTGCGGACCCTTGCTAGTGACGTACTCTGTCGGCTGCACCACGAGGTACTGCTTACCGTCGCGAACCTCTGCACCAACGATGTACCCGGTGAAACGATCGGACACCGCACCTTCGTCAGCGAAGCGAGTCGTTCCATCAGGCAGCACCACGGTCTGCCGCAGCGGTCCAGCCTGTTCAGCGAGGTTGGGGTTGCGGACTTCAACGAAGTCGTCCAGGCGTGCGACTAGCGGGTCGAAGCCTTCCGGAGCGGAGCGATACCCTAGCCAACGGAAGTAGACGTTCTCACCTCGAGCGCGCCGCGTACCATCCGGCATCGACGCCGCGATCTTGTCGAGGTCATCGTAGAACTTCTTGGCTTTGGCTCCGTCGAACTTCGGACCACGTCCCCAGAACTCACTCCCGGTGATGTATTCCTCAAAGTGAGGAAGACCTACACGCGCTGCGAACTCACGCTTCGCCGTGTCATGCTCGGCCATGCCGGCGTCGAGGTACTTACGGATCTTGTCCGCGTTGTCCTTCGTAACGGTCTGTGCGTTCAACGCTTCGTTGAAGTTCTTCTCAATCGTTGCCTTGATCGCAGGACCATCAGCCATGAGGTAGCGTTCGACGTTGTCGATTCCGCGATTCCTAGCGAGCTTGTAGAGGTGCTTCGGATCGCGGACGCTTTCAGCCGTGATCGGAGGGCGATCCGTGAGAATAAGATCAGGGCGCTCCCACGGTTCGTTCGTCACACCGTAGATGCGGTTGCGGTCGAGACCGTAGCGCATCTCGACCTGAAGACGAGCAGCGGCATTGTCAGGAACGACGGTACGGAGCGCACCGTTCACAGCGTCAAGCTGCTGGGCCACAGCGGCAGAGTCAACACCAGCAGCAGACGGGTCAGACGCGATGTCTACAGCATTCTCTACGGTAACTTCGGAGACCGGTGGGACAGTCGCAGTCTTGCGCGCCTTGGTTGCTTCAGCAGCAGCCTTCACCTGCGCCTTCGGAACCTTCATCGACCGCGCACGCTGAAGATCTTGAGACGCCATCTTGGCGTTCTTGAGCGCATCGTTGACCGCATCAGTTGCAGCCTTGAGCCGCAACTTTGCCTCTGCAGACGAGATGAATCGCTCCTGAATGTCGTTCATCTCGATCGCATCTTCAGCGAGCTGGTTCAAAACCTTTGCCTCGCGAGCCTCAAACTCCTGCAGCTTCTGAAATGCACGAGCAGCATCTGCGCTGTCGAGACGACGGAGAAGCTCAAGCTCGGAGTACGGCGCGGTGCGCTGACCGCTAGTGACCAGACGCTGACCTTCGTTCTCGATGATGCTGATCAGTTCACCAGCAGGACCGGAGCGCAGCGTTGAGATCAGATCCTTGACAACGGCAGACTCTGCGACCGTGAGCGACTTGTCGCCCTTACCGCGCAGCCACTCGTGGAGGCTCTTCGCCTTGGTGGTGCTTTGCGCTTCTGTCGGGGTGACTAGCGTGCCAAACACCCGCTGAACGTCTTGCACGTCGATGGCTGCAGCAGACGGGACGGTGGGCGGTTCAGGAGCGGCCCGCTTCTCACCGAGCATCGTGCGCACGGCTTCATCGGACGCATCGCTGATGCGAGTGCGGATGTCTTGAGGGTCAATACCACGCAGCGCCTCAAGCGAGGCAGACTTCGCCTTTGCCTTGGTGAGGGCCTCACGCTCTACGGAGAGAGTCTTCGCTTGAGCCTTGATGGTGCGCTCGATCTCTTCCGTAGTAGGCTTCAACCGGCTCTGCTTCAGAGCGTCATCTGCAGCAGCAACGCGCTTCTCCGCACGCGCTACGTCATCAGCAGCACGGGTGGCGGCATCATCGAGCAGCGTGACGATGTCGTTCTGGTCCTTGTTGACGAGGACGCGGAACTCGTTCGACCGCTCTGCAGGAGGAGCGTCCTCGACAAGGGCGTCGAGAACCTTCTTGAGGTCAGCGTCCTTGTCCACAGCCTTGAGGAACTCATCGCGGTAGACCCTAGCGAGCGCAGGGTTCACCTCATCAAGCGTGACGTTGATGTTTGTCGGGTGGTTGCCGCGTGCAGCGATGACGGCGTCGAACAGTTTGCCCTCATCACGCGTGCTGCTGTAGATGCTCTTCGCACGCTTGACGGTATCGACCATGTCGCGGATGGCGCCGGGGATGCCGACAGGCGGGAGACCTCCAGCCTTTCCTGCACGAGCGACAGCAAGCGCATCGCTGGCGTTGATGATGAAGCGACCAGCATCCACGGTCTTGCCGAGAGCGAGACCGGCAGCGGGTGCGGCGACTACCTCAAGACCAGGCACGCTGACCTCGGCGGCCCCAGCAGCAGTCAGCACACCAATCGCAAGCGCCTTGTCGGCTGCGTCTCCGCGCTCAAGAGCGTTGCGGACCCAGTCATTCTCCATCGCATCAACGAGCGGAGTGCGACCGGCCTGGATGCGAGCGAGAGGATCGCCACGCAGACCACGAGACTCGCCTGGTGCAGCACCAAGGTTGATGCCGCCACGCTCGCCCGGCATGGGGATCGCAGACGCAAGCGCAGCGACAGGCGCCGAGACACCACGCAGCACTGCAGACGGGATGCTCTCGACGCGTACTGCCTTGCCCGTAGCCGTAGGCGCTACCTGCGGAAGGAAGATGTTGGCGACCTCTCGCAATCCCTCGACTGGTCCGCGCCCGAATGCATCATTTACGGTATCGACCGTGACGACGTTCATGCCGCCACGAATGACGGGGTTGCCGGCGACACGCAGGGAGTCGAGCGTCTTATCGGCCTCAAGGTTGAACGACTCTTCAGCCGCTCGAGCTTCAGCGATCTCCTGCGGGTTCGTGCTGTTCAACTTCTTGTCGTTGCCGGTCTGCTGCATGCGACCAGCGACGTACCGGCTCTTGAAGTCACGGATGAGCTTCGGGTAGTTGTTCGCACGGGTAGCGGCGTCGAACTTCTTGGCGTCCGCGTCCATGCGCTTGACGAGGCTTGCGGTCAGTTCGTCACCACCGAGACGTGTCTCAAGGGCACGCACGAACTTCTCACGCTTGTCGATCTCTGCGAGAGGGTCCGTAGCCGCGACAGACGCCGCACGCGCAGCAGCCCTAGTTGCACGAGCGTTGGCGTCCTCACCCATGCGGATGGTGGTGAGATCGCTAGCGAGCGTGCCGAGCGCAGACAGAGCGCGAGAGGACGGGACCGTGATGCCAGCGACCTTCTTCGGCGTGAAGGCGACCTTGGTGGCGGCAAGGCGACGAACCTCTTCATCCGGCATGGTGATGCCGCGGCGGCGGTTGTCTGCGATGATTCCAGCCTGTGCCGAGTAGAAGGAGCGGAGCATCTTCCGCGATTCATCGACGTATTCGCCAGAGAGGATGTCCTCGTCGGGCACATCGGCGGGCTTGAACTCAAGCGCAGACGCAGGGATCTTTGCAGCCTCTGCGGCCCTCGCAGCCTTCACCTCTGCCCGCTTCGCCTCGACCATCGGACGGGTCTGCTCTTCAACCTGGCTCGCGATGGTGACCGGTTCAGGAGCAGGGGTTGGCGTAGGAGCGGGTGCAGGTGCGGTACGCCCCTGAACCTTGATGACCATCGGCGCAGGGGCAGCAGGAGCAGCGGGCTTTGCAGCAGCCGTCGTCGGGGTCTTGCGGACCTTCTTGCGTGGTGCGGGCGGCTTCGGCGTAGCAGCAACAGGTGCGGGAGCGGGAGCGACAGGCTTGGGCGCAGGTGCAGCAGCAACAGGTGCGGGTGCTGGCGCAGGTGCAGGAGCTGGCGCAGGGGCAGGAGCGGGCGCAGGAGTCTGGGCCTTCATGGCCTCAAACAGGCGACGACGCTCTTCGGCCAGCTTCTGCGGGTCAGGCATGGTTCCCTCTCGACGCTAGTCTAACGTCAAGATGGCTACTGCGAGAAGACACCAGCAGACAACGCTTGCTGCCTTGCTGCCTCACGTTCTGCACGCTTACGCCGCAGCGCATCAAGACGAGACTTGAGCGCAGCAGTATCGGGAGCAGCGACGGTCGGAACCTCTTCCGGCTCCATCGTGATCGTCGCACCAGAGAAGATGTCTTCCTCTGGAGCCGGTGCAGCAGCAGGAACGGGCGTAGGTGCAGGAGCAGGGGCCGGAGCAGCAACAGGAGCGGGAGCCGCCGGCTTTGCAGGTGCAGGAACAGGCGCAGGTGCAACGGGGAATGCCGGCATGTCCTCAAGACGCGGAGACGCTACAGCAGACGTTGCAGAGGTCACGCTAGGCATCATCGGTTCAGGCGGAGGCTCGGGGATGGTTCCGAACGTAGGCGTCGGGATGGTCGCAGGAGTCGGGGTTGTGCGACCAACCATCACCGGGACCTTCGCAGGCGTTCCGACAACAGTCTGCACAGGCTGCGGAGCATTACCACCCGTCATAGCGGACGGAACCGCTTCACGAACCTCTGCACCAGCCTCCTGACCAGGAGTGACCGTCACCGACGGAGCGGGGATGGGTGCGACTGCGGTGGGGGCGACACGCGCACGCATACCAGGTGCGCCAGCAACCTCACTAGAAACAGGTGCAGGAATGGGCGCAGCCACGGTCGGAGTGACCACACGACGCACAGCAGCAGCCTGTGGGGTGATCTCTGGTGGAGTCGCTGCTTCAACGGCAGGGAGACCACCCATCCTAGCTCGAGCAGCAGCGAACGGCGCACGGATACCACGCGCACCGGTCTCGCCCTCAAGAGGCGTACCCGTACCGCTGGTGACATCGCCTTCCTTGTACTCACGCGAGGAGACGATCTTCTCCTTCGGGATGACGATGCGCCGACCCTCGGTGGTCTCAATGACCGTCGCTCCCGGCGGGTCGCTAGGCAGCAGCGCAGTCTCACGACCCACGATGGTACGGGTCTTTGCGGGAGGAGGAACCGGAGCCTCTGCAATGCCGAGAGCATCATCCGATGCAACAAGCGGAGCAGCAAGCCGCGTAAACGTCATACCGGCAAGACGAGCATCACCGGGCTGAACCTCTACAGGCTCCATGCCGGGGCTAGAAAGGAAGATCTTTCCGGTCGCAGTCTTGAACACCGGGGTGCCACCCTTGGTGGTTCCGCTCTCGATGTAGGTCTCGGCATCACGCGCAGCCTTGACCTCTGCTTCCGTGGCGTACTTCCCGTCGATGGTGCGGAACTTACCGTCAGGGTGAACCTTGGCGCGGTCGGCCTCGTTCTTCTTCTCTTCTTCAGCCGACGTTTCAGAGACCTCGACGGTGAGGTTCTTACGCTCGGGCAGACGGCCACGCACTCCCTGCATGAACGACGGGAGCGCCTGTGCGCGCGGTCCCATCGCAGCCTGTCGGGCAGCAGCACGGAAGGCGCGCTCGTCATCGAGGCCAGGGACGTAGACCGTGTTCGTCGCGCTGTCGTAGCCGGGAAGGTCTTGATCGCCGGGCTGATCGGCCTTGCGGGCGTACCCTACGGTGAAGCCGTTGCTCTTCGCCCACTCGTGGAACTTCGGCTGACCCATGAGGCGGGCCTTGAAGCTCACGCTCTTGAACCCGCTGTTGGCAGCATCGACCTTGCTCTGGATGCCAGACATGATCGCGGTGATGCGCGTCTCTGGATTCTCGGCAAGAGCATCTCGGATAACCTTGATGCGCTCTTCGTATGCGGCGCGCTTCGCTTGAGAGTCACCAAGACCGGGAAGCATACCGGCCTGTACGCGAACCTGGTCGTAGACATCGTCTGGAATGCTCGCGAGCTTCGACCCTACGGCGGCGATTCCAGCAGCACTTCCGGCGCTGCTCTTCAGGTTCGAAAGAGCATCTTGACCGAAAGCGTTGATGATGACTTGAGCGGCAGAGTCGAGCGAGTTTGCCGCCTGAATACGTAGGTTGCGCTGCTCAAGAATCCCCGCGCCACCTTCCAGACCAGCGACGGTGTTCTCGTCGTATCCAGTAAGGTCCATAAGACGCTGGAAGTCAGCGGTCAGCGTGGGGTCATACGCAGCATCGCCAACAAGGTCGATGTAGTTGCGCCAGATGCGTGCAGCATTTTCAGGGATTCTAGCCTGACCGGGCTCCGTCACATTAGAGTCGCGCAAGATCCTGTCGATACGACTCTCGTTCGCTGCGATTCCACCCTTGTTCACCTTGTTCTGAAGCTCAAGGATGTCGATCAGGTACTTGACCTTGTCCTGACCGCTGACGGAGCCACGCGCGACCATTCCACCGTAGCGGTTGTTCACGTCTACGAGCTTCACGAACGCGTTGTTCTGTCCCTCGCCAATCGCCTTGTCGAGGCTGCGCTGCGACGTGAGAAGAGCCACCAACTCCTTCTCAAGAGGATCACGCTGTTCAGCGTAGATCTTCACCGCAGCGTTCAGCATCGCGATGTACTGATCAGAAAACTGCTTGGTGAGGTCGGCTCGCGTGGGGGCGGTAGCGGGTGCAGCCATGACTACTGTCCTCCCATGAAGGATCCAAGGAACTTCGCTACGAACGAGTCTTCAGTCTCGCCAGGAGCGAGCAGCTTCTCAAACGGGTCTGTGGTTTGAGCCTCTGCAGCCTTCTGTTCGGTGATCTCTGCGCCGCGCACCTTGGCCTCACCGAGCGCCCGCATACGGCGAAGCTCACCGATGGACTGCGCACGCATCTCATTCGCCATGCGCTCACGGGCCACTGCATCTGCAGACGCCTGTCCGAGCTGCTGCTGCGCCGTGAAGAACGCACCCTGACGCGCACCACCCATCGCTGCCGCACGCTCAAGGTCGGCTTGCTGCTGCTGCTGCACGGAGAGCGCCTGTTGCTGCGCACCCATCGTGGCTTGCTGAACCTCGGCAGCACTCGGCGCTAGCGACTGGCCCATACGGATCTTGCGAAGCGACTCGCTCAAGGTCTTGTCGTAAGCCTTGGTGAACTCGTTCCCGCGAGCGCGATCGACCATGCTGCCGATGCCCTTTCCGACGCCGTACCCAGCAGTCGCGCCGGCAGGACCGCCGAACGCACCACCTGCGACGGCTCCGATTGCACCACCGATCATCTCACTAGTTGTAGCCACCAGACCTCCTAGCGAACCGCCAGCACAGTAGCACTGCGCACGCGTACTCTAACGCGGTGGTTGCTCTCATAGTACGCTTCTTCTTGGTCGTAGATCTCGCCCGTCTCCACCTGCTGGTTGTTGCGGACGGAGACTCGCAGGGTCGCCTTGTGCCAGCCGAGAGGCATGTTCTTTACGCCGAACGAGAGGTTCATGTGGCGAGAGAGGAACGCCTCTCCGATATCGTACCTATCTACGTTAGAGGTGTAGCCATATGGATGCGGGTACACGCTGATCGGCAGGAAGCGCTCGACCACCTGCCCGCCGTCTACGTAGACAGCGATGCGGATGTTGCTGCTGTCCTGATCATCCTGACTGCCTTCTGCTGGGCGACCGCGTAGACGCCACCACGAGAGGTGCATCGCGAGGTTGATCATGGTCATGCTGGCGTTGCTGCGGAGGAACCAGGTGATGCCGGTACCTGCGATCTCACGCTTCTCGTCGCTGCGTCCCCATGCCGTCTCGATGTAGTCCTGCGACTGCAGCATCCCGCTGCTCTGTGCATACGACATCTGGAACGGACGGATCTGCTCGTTCTTGATGAGGTAGAGCGGGCTGAAGTTGACGGTCGGCTCAAGGTTGCCGTTGCTCGTCTGGTAGAGCGACTCGCCCGTCACGTTGCTGTGCAGATCGCGGTTGAACTGATCCGCGTTGAACGTGGACCCGTCAGCAGGAACGTAGGGCAGAACGACGGTAGACATTCAGCGCTCCTGAATCCATGCGGACGCGTTGCCGCCGTTTACGGTGACCTCAATGGCAGCAGCACTACCACCAGAGGTTCCGTGCCATCCGTTGAAGCAGATCTCAACGCGCTCGACGCTAGTGCTGCCAATAGCCACAGAGAGCGTGTCCGTGCGGATCGCTAGGAACAGAGGAACGTCCTCGTAGCACGGGTTCGTCGTCTCCTTCGGGGTCAGGCCGATGGACGCGTTGAACGTGTACGCGAAGTTGTCGTTCGTGCAGTAGACCTCTGCACGGTCGATGTTCACCGCATTCCCGCCAGCGGGCTTCACGCGGATGGTGAAGCAGCCCATCACCTGACTACGCGTACCAGCAGTGACTCCAGTGCGGCGAGCGTTCTTCATCGCGACGTTCGCCATCACGATGAACCACCCGCTGTACGTCGAGAGGTTCCAGCCGGCGCCACCGTTGTCCAGCACCAGCAGGTTCGCGCTAGCGTCCTGCACGATGGTCCACCCAGCGTTGTCGCCGTAGACCTGGTACTGCTGCGTCGTGGAGTAGTCGGTGTTCTGGATGACCTCTACGTCGCGCACCCGCACCGCATCAGGCAGCACCTCGGCACGCAGCGCACCACGCTCGGTGTTGCCGGGGACGATGGCGTTCATCCGGTCCTGAATGCTGTCTAGCCGGTCAACGTAGAGTGACTGGTTCGACAGCACCTGCCCCTCGTTGAAGGTGGTGATTCCGCTCGATGGGTTCAGCAGAACGCCGCCGCCCCATGCGTTGCACTTCAGCACGAACATCTGCCGATTGAACACAGCAACGGTCGAGCCAAGGCGGTCTGTGGTGAAGAGACCGCTAGTGTTGTTGTCCACGAGGCCATCGCCTTGTGGAAGGCGACGTGCAACGATCTCGATGGTGTGCGTACCTTCGACAACGGGGATCGCGTAGGTCAACCGAACGGGCTTCGCCGCGCCTCCGATACCTTCGGTGTTCTGCACGTACCGGATGTGGCGGTAGTCGAAGTAAGTGAAAGCACCTGTAGACTTCGCCTTGTACAGCATCTGTCGGGACTGGTCGGGGAAGATGACTGACCCGGTGATGGTTTCATCGATGACTGCGCCATCCACGCGAATAGCGAACTGAACGCGCACCGGATCCTGCGTGGCGTTGTTGGGGTAGTCAAGCGCGCCCCCGCTGATGCCGCCCTTCCAGCACGCGTAGGTCATCTGCGCCACGACCCACAGTACGTCCTCGCCCGTCTTGATGTCTTTGGTGAGGTCAGCAACGAGCTGCCACGCCTGGCTGTAGTCAATGACGGCCATGTTCGCGTTGTAGTTGAACCACGGCGGGTTCGCGGTGGTGGCGCCGAAGCCGGGGCTCACCTCCTTGAACTTGAGGTGCTTGCTGGTGTAGGCCCCTTCGTCGCTGCCCGTACCGGAGAGCGGGTCGATCACCGAAAGCGGAAACGTGCCGGTCGTGACGGCGTTGATGTCCTGCTCGTTGATCTTGCCCCAGATCTTCTCTGCGATCGGCGTAATGACGCTGTCGAGCGCAGTAGGGTCGGGAAGCTCTTGGGGCTTGAAGGCTTTGGGCGGGAAGATGTGAGCCATGTTCAGCCCTTCATAATGCGTGCGCCACGCTCGGAGGCCACGACCCCGTCGAACGCGAACGCTGCGATGTTGAGGTACTCGCCATCTGCCGGCTGGCAGACCAGCTCAAACGCGAAGCTGTCCACGCTGCGAAGGTGCATGTCGAACCGGCGCCAGTACAGTCGAGGCGACAGCGCCTTGTCCGTGCCGACCACGAGGTTCGACAGATCGACCGTTCTGTCGTCTGCATCGAGCGTGAGGCTACCGGTGGCGATTACCTCGTCCCACCGTCCGTTGCGGTAGCAGTTGACGACTACCTGTGCGCTGCTGCTCTCAAGGAAGCCGACGTACAGCACCGCGGCGTTGAACCGCGTAAGACCCGCGCCGTCGATCTTCAGCCAGCGGCTCGTGTACTTGAACTGCGTGAGCGACGTGGGGTCGTCCCGCACTTCGTGGTCCAGCACCAGCAGCGAGTTGGTCTCGTTGTTCGTCTGCGCAGCCGCCAGCACGTACTGACGGTAGTCGCGAGTCACGCACAGGTGATGGTAGGAGCGGTTGTGCTGCTGCTCGCGCCAGCCGGTGCCGTCGTAGCAGAAGATGGCGTTCGGCGTGTTGCTGCCAGGAGCCGTTACGGCGCACACGTACTCGCGCTTCGTCGGGTTGTAGACGGCCACCGAACGACTGGTCTTGCCCATCTCGAGCCCGCGCAGGAAACGCTCGATCGGCTCGCTGATGTACGAGACATCCTTCCCGTTGTAGGAGTAGAAGCCGTCTCGGCCTAGCCACACCATCTCGCCCCACGCGGTCGAGCAGATGGATGACGGGGCCACACATCCGATGCCGTTCGTGATGGGCGTGCTGACGTAACTGCCTGGGCTCGACTCGCTGATGGCGTAGACGTTGTGGACCGTGAACGCTAGCAGCACACCGTTGAACGTCGCGAGGCCCGTGACCTCTGCACCGTTCGGGTCGGGGAAGATGTACCGGTCTGGTCGGAAGCTGCCGGGGTAGCCGGGATCCGAGAAGTGAACGATGCCGGGGTTCGATGTCGTGTTCGCGACGGCGAGGCCACCGTTGTACGAACACATGATCTTGAACGTCGGGACCGTGATGTAGTCCTGCGCTCGCGCTCCCAGCAGACCATCTGCGGTCTCGTCGGGGTAGCACGTCGTCTCGTTGTCGGGAATGCGGGCAAGGAGCCGCAGCCCACTGCCCTGGTGCAGGGTGTCCGGCGTTCGCAGCAGACGACGCGCCACCGTACCGGTAGGACCGACCGAGATGTTGTCCACCCAGAACTGACGCTGAAGGTCATCGTAGGTGACGGCGTTACCCGCGAGATCCACCCACACAATAGGTGGTGAAGCCGTAGGGTCGAACGTCTGGTACTTCGTGCGGGTCTGCTCTTGCCGCACACGCACGTTCGTCTGCGGGCTGATCTTCGAAAGGTTGCCGAAGGCGTCCTCGTACTGAACGGCGTAGTTCCACGACCCCTCGAGCATCTGCCCGATGGCGTTGTCGTTCGGCTCGGTGTTGCCGTTCTGAATAGCGGAGATGTCCGACGAGATCGTTCCGATGTCGCCAGGGTGAGCGTAGCCGCTGTTGTTCGTGGCTCGCTGCAGGGCGTTGTCGTTGCCGACCGTAGGGCCAAGGACGGTAGGTCCGTTCGGCACTCGGTCGTAGCCGAGAGGCAGCAACGCCGACGTGGTCTGCGTGATGTAGCCATCGTAGACGAGCGGGTTGTCCACGCCGTTCGTCCACACGATGCGTCCACCGACCTCGCAGAACTGGTCGGGGTACTTGTAAGAGGCGGTCTCGGTCAGGCCCGTATGCACAGCGGTGAAGGCGTTCGTCGCCCATCCCGTCTGCGTGTACATGGTCGAGCCAGACCGGACCATAAGCACGTCCCGCATCCCCTGGTCCAGCAGAGCGTGGAACACAGAGTAGACGCGAGACGGCCATGCGAACGTGGTGTACCGACAGGGTCCACGAACACTCGCGAGCGTCCCTTCCGATGTGCGCTGCAGATTGCGAATCTGGAACGCGAACTCATCGGCAGAGTAGGTCTTGCCGCTCTCGATGACCGGCAGAACTACGGACGAGCGAGTGTAGGACATCAGACGGCTCCGCGCTTCTTCACCGCAGTATCAGCAGCGACAGGGGTAGGCTCCACCGGCTTTGCAGCGGGGAACAGAACGTGATCGTCGCGCAGCGGGTGCCACTGGCTGCGGCTGTTCCAGCCTTCGCCCTGGGCCACGCGCAGCGGGTTGCGGAAGCCGCCCCACAGAACCGCTTGCCACTGACCGTTCGCAGACTCCTTCACGCCGATGATGGTCGCGCTCTCGGCGGCATCCGGCCATACGCTCACCCACACGTCACCGACGCTGGGCTTGTCGTACAGAATGGTGTCAGACATTGCTTCTCCTGAAGGGGCTACGAGGTCATCGGCCCGAACCGCAGCCCCGTGAATCGACGGTTCGGGTAGTTCTGCACGAACCAGGGAAGTCCCGGTACGAGACGTGCAGGATTCGCGTACATCGCCTTCAGCTTCGGAAGGTGGAGGTCGAGGTACAGTTTCAGGTGCGAGGTGGCCTCGTCCATCTGACGGTCCATCAGACAGAGGTAGTAGAGGCCCAGCTCGATGAGCGCATCGTGGCAGTCGGGGTGGACCGGCGGCGCATCGTAGTCGTTGACGAGCTTCTCGGGACGACGGCGCACCCGAAAGTTGACCTCGTACCGCTCATCCTGATGCGGGTAGAACGTATACGCGTAGTAGCCGTGCGACTCTGGAAGACGCCGGTAGTAGTCGGGGATGACGCTACCATCGTCAGTGTACGAGGTCGTGACACCGTCCACGTCCGCGAGGTACTGGAAGATCGAGCCGGCCTCGATGCTGGTGTGCGACGGACCAGCACCGGTCGTGATGCGGCGACGGTAGATGCGCTTGTAGATGCCGCTGCGGCTGTATCGGAGCGTCGTGTTGTCCCCGAAGTTCAACTGCCAGTCGATCTCGGGCAACGCCAAGATGATCGAGTTGAGCGCAGTTGTCGCTGTCGCGCTGATCGGAGACGGCGCGCTCTCCCACATGGGGATGGCCGTACCGTTCGCACTCGTGAACTCAAGGTCACGCTTGCCCCAGCAGTAGGTGAAGCAGTATTCGAACGATCCGAGAGGCTCTGGTCCTGCCCACGCGTTCTGCGAGGTCGTGGTGGTGATGACCTTGACCGGCGCGTCGATCTGGAAGTGCCTCCCTCGAGCGCAGTACTCGGGACGCCCGATGACGTTCCCGCGCACGTTGTCATGCTCCATGTAGGAGGCGAACGCTTGAGGAAGGCAGATGATCTGACTGATGTTCGGATCGTGGATGCCACCATCCACAAGCTCCATCACGTCGTCGCTGAAAAAGAACTCGGGCTGGTGCAGCCGGAAGCTCACGTTCGTCAGCGTGATGCCGGCCTGAATCGGTCGGTCGAGGCTCACGAGGTAGTGGTTGTCGTAGGGAGCCGGAACCATTCCCGGCGTCTTCAACCAGAACTCGCGGCACTGCCGGCGATGCCAGACGTTCTTGGAGTCTACGAACTCGATGTGGTAGATGCCGTCCCACGTACCGTCGATCGCCGGGTTCAGCGCACCAGAGACGCCGAACGACAGTACCAGCGTATCGGTGGTGGTGGAGACGCCCCGACCGAAGTCCGTCTGCGTGTAGTCCTTATTGACCACCACGTAGTCGGTGTCTGGGATGACTGCGCCAGGCACATCGGACGCGATGCGCTGAAGCGCGAGGTTAAGCACGTCGTCTAGTTCAGACGAGAAGTTCTTGGTCGTGTCTGCGTTCCACGCCCGAATGGTGAGGAGCCTGTCGCGCCAGTCCTTCTTGTTCATGCTCACCTCCTAGCACGAAGCCGGTGACTAGGGAGTGTACCCCAGCCACCGGCCCGTGTCGCACCTTGCGGTGATTACGGCTTGATGTAAGCCGAACCAGCCACGGTGCCCGCCGCGAGAGCGACGGAGTTGAACGCCACGAGGTCGTTCGTGCCGATGGTGCCAGCGTTGAACTCGCCCGCCGCAACGCAGGTCAGCGAGCTGTTCGCACCCACGCCAGCCGCGATGCCGAGAACGCGACCGTAGCCGCTCGACAGCACGAAGCCGAAGTAGTTGTCGAGGAACAGGCTCGACACGCCGTTGAGCGTGTAGGTCTGCGCCACGCCGACGAAGCGAGCCGCGGACGCCGCCGTCGTGCTGACAGCAACCTCCCACGTCGCGCTTGCGTCCTTGATCATCGTGCCCTGGCCGACCTTGAGGCTACCACCGGAACCATTCTTGACGTAGGTCCAGATCTTGGTGCCGGTCGAGTCCTTGGTGAAGACCTTGTAGCCCAGCTTGTAGTTGGCGGTGCTGTCGATCGCAGACACCGCATCAGAGGTGAACTCGGTAAGCATCTTTCGATCCTCCGTAGATTAGGACGCGCCGCCGGCAATGCAGCCGTGGGCGGGGAACTTGGTGAGAACCATCTGGTGGTGCAGCTCGACCTTGGCGGTCACCGCATCCTGCTGCGCGATCTGGTCGGTGAAGTCCGAGATCGTCATCTTCTGGATGTGGATCAGCTCGAGGAAGTCGGTGTTGATCATGTAGACCACACCGGTACGCGGGTCGAACTCGCTGCCAGTCGGCGCCACGAAGTCCGTGGTCAGGTCGATGAGGTTCGACGCGTACACGCCGCCCACGCCGATCACGTCCTGAATGAGGTTCGACTTGTCCGTGTTCTCGGGCAGAGCCGTGAGACGGACGAGGTCGAGCTTCGCGTTCTGGTAGTTGCCGAAGGTGTCATCGTCCATCACGATGATGTCCGGCCCACCGTTCGGCTTGCCGCTGTACTGCGCGCACTGACGGTAGAGCTTGCGGATCTTGCTGATACCGTCCGTCGCGAACGCCGTGATCTGCTGCGCCTGGTTGAAGTGGTAGTTGGCAGCGGACTTGGCGACGTTCTGCACGGTCTGCGTCTGGTTCGCGGGGGTCGCGAAGTCGAGGAGACCGTTCGTCACGCCCGTGCCGACACCAGCGATGAACTGGCCGTTGAAGGTCGTGAAGCCCGCGAGCTCCGCGCTGTCGATCGCGATGCCAGCCGAACCGCCCGTGAGAAGGTACTTCTCGTAGTCGGTCGTGAAGCCGTCCATCGTCACCTTGGGGTAGGTGTCGATGAGCTTGATCGCGCCGAGACGGCCCTTGTTCTGCATCAACTCCTTCTTCGGGATGTTGATGGGGAGAACGACGCGGTGGAACTCGACCTGGTACTTCTGGCTCTTCTTGTACCGGGTCATGTCCAGCGTCTCGTCGCCATTGAAGATGCCGGTGCCGCGGGCGGGCGAGCCGGACATGATCGGGCGCTCGATGAGCGTGCCGCCGTCAGCGGAGATGCGGCCCTTCTTCTCGAGGGCACGGAAGGTGGGGACGTTCTGGTAGAACGCGCTGACCATCGGACCCTTGAGGTCCGCGAGGGTCGTGTTCAGAAGTTCGATAGAAACCGACATGAGCGTAGGCTCCTGTGGAGAGAGGAAGAGGAGAAAGACTGCTTGCTCGCCTTCCCATCCAGAGGAGCCTACCGTGCTTGCGCCTACGATGCTTCCGGTGGGGGCTACTTCAACCGTAAGCAGTAGACGGACATTCTGTCAAGCATCGGACAGAATGTCACTCATCATCTGGCTCACCCATCGCTTGAGCGCGAAGCGACCGGATGGCATCATCATACGACGTGAACTCACGCGAGGACTGCGTCGTAGACGGCTGCGGGCGCGTACCCGGTGCGGTCTGTGCGCGGATGCTCGGGGGCGGCTCGACCTTGCGAGGACCAGGCGCCTGTACCGGAGCCGGCATGATCGCTCGCGTCATCTTCGCAGCAGCATCGCTGTCGAACCCAGACTCGATGAGCTTGAGGAAGTGCGAGAACGCACCGCTCTCCGTCCCGTTCTCATCGACCGAGTAGTCGTTGTAGATGTCGGGGTAGTCGGTCTTGAACTTGTTGTCGAAGAACTCCGCTTCCTTCGCGGCCACCTGCTCCTCGTAGGAGACGAGACGAGTCTTCCAGTCGTCGCGCTCACGCTCAAGAGCAGACAGCGTCGAGTCCTTCTCGGATAGCGCCTTGGTGAGGCTCTCGATCTTCGCGTTCAACTCGGACGAGGTGTCGTCAGAACCAAGGAGACGCTCGACCCACGCGCTGTGGTCCTTGGCCTCGGCAACGCTCTTCTCGAGCGCAGCCTTCTCCTGCTGCCACGACTGCTGGCCCTTCTTGAACTCTTCGAACTTCGTCTGGTAGCCGCGCTGCCAGGTGGCGTGCTTCGACTTCAGACCACCCTCTACGGACGAACGGACGTTCTCTGGAAGGCTCGCCCACCACGGTTGAGACTTGAGACTCTCAAGCTCACCGTTCCACGCAGAGGCGGCATCCTCGCCACCTGTCGTCGTAGATGCGGCAGGAGAAGCGTCACCGCTCCCGGTTTCAGATGGCGAGGACGCCTCCTGCGCCACCGTATCCTGCACGACCTCACTCGTGTTCGTTTCCATGCTTCTCCTCGTACTAGGGTGTGGGCGGTTGCTGTCCCGCCCGTTCAGGAACTACATGCCCATCCGCATACGGTACGCCTGGGCCTTGCCCTCATCCTCCATGCCGTCCTCGGCCATGTCGGACATCTCGGCATCCTTCTTCATCTTCATCATCTTGGCGCCGACAGAAGGCATCGCCTCCTCCTCGGTGGGCTCCTCCTCCATGCCGGGCTTCGGCGCCATCTCGATCTTCGTCATCACCACGCGCACGACCTCGGGCTGTCCCTTCAGCATGGACGCCAACTCCTCGGGCGACTTGCCCTTGGTGCTGTCATCGAGCTGCGCCGCCATGAACAGCGTCTTCGCGTCGGTGTTGAGGTTGAGCGCCTTGATGGCGTCCTCGATGGGCTTGAGCTTCCCGTCAGCCTCGGCCTTCTCGACCGTCGCCTTGAGGATCTCCTTGAGCTTTGCGGTCATGCCGCCATCTTCGTTCATGTCCTTCACTGTGGCCTCCTAAAGTGCCGCCCGCTGATCGGGTCATAGCCGTTGTTGCGCTCACGGACGATCTCGGCCCACTGCTGGCTGTCGATCCCTCGGGCACGTCGCGCCTCCCATGCCCGATGCTTGTGGAAGTCGGCGCGCTCGTGTCGATCCGAGTTGCTGACCTCAACGATCTTCTGACCGGTGTTGCGCTCGACCACCGCTTTGTAAGCGTTCCAGTCCTCGCGGGTCTCGTAGGTCACACCGTCATGGGTGAGCGGCTTCCACATGCCGACCGTAGAAGCGACGGACGTGCCTCGCGGGTACCATCCGTTCTTGCGCGCCTTACCGCACTCGGGGCACGGGGGCGGTCCCTCGGAGCGGCGATACAGAACGCCGATCTCCCAGTGGCCCTCTTCGCAGTTGAGGTCGAACGTGATGAAGCTCATGCCATTGCCTCTTCGCTGGTGATGGGTGCAGCCGCCTGGTCAGCGACCGCTTGCTGCTGCGGCGGCATCTGTGCTGCTGGCTCCGCGATGCCCTGCGCCTGAAGGATGGCGGCAGCATCCTGCGGTGTGGCAGCAGGAGCAGGAGCAGAAGAAGGTGCAGGACCGGGACCAGCAGGAGCGGGTGCGCCTTCCTTCTTGAGCAGACGCGGGGAGAGTTGAAACACCTCGAGGAACTGCTTCGTCACCTCGACCGTGTCGATGAACGGGTTGTTCAGCAGGAACTCCATCGCCGCCTTGAACTGCTCCTGCAGCACAGCGCGGTTGCTCTCCATCGGGGAGTACGGCACCACCTTGAACTTCACGCGCACGCCCTCAAGCGTGGACGGGTGGATGGGCTCGGCGTCGGAGTAGCCGGTGAACTCCACGATCTTCTCTTCCTGCATGAACTTGCTGGCGAGGAAGGCGATCTTCTCTGCGACCTCGACCGTCACCGTGTCAATCTTTCGCTGGCGAGCAGACAGACGGTTGCGGAGCTGACCCTCGACAAGCGCCAACTCGGTCGCCGTGCGCGCACCCGTGACCTGACCACGCTGTGCGTCTGCGAGCGCAGAGACGGTGGCGATGCTCTTCTCGAGCGCAGCCGCCATCTCAAACAGCGCACCAGGAGGCTGCGGCATCGGGTACGGGTAGAAGCTGTTCTGCAGCGGCTGGTTGTTCGTCGTGCGGATGCCGATCATCGATCCGACCGGCGCCTCTTGCGCGAGAGCCACGTCCTCGCTCTGCAGCGCGGTGCTGTCATACGCGGTCTTCGGAATCGACAGACGCGCGATGTTCAGCAGGTAGGTGCGGATGTGGTTCAACTCTTCTTGGTTGTCGCTAATCAGAGCGATGTCGGAGAGGCCACGGCAGTCCTGCCCGTTGTTGTTGAGCGCGATGATGCTGTACGGGTTGTACAGCAGCGCATCCTCCATGAGCGGCTCCTCATGGTCGGGGTGCATGTGGACGACGCGCCCGCTCTCGATGTCGTACACCTCGTACACGACGATCCAGTTCTGCCAGTTCTTGAGCTGTTCGCGAGAGACCCCGGTGCCGAGATCGTAGTTGAGCCAGCGAGGGTAGGTGTCTCCCTTGAGGCTATTCGCCCACGGCTTGTACATGCCTTGAGCGATGCGATCCTTGAGGTCTTCCTCGCTGATGACCGTCGCCTCGATCCAGTACCGGATGTCGGACGGACGCCGTGCGGTGAGGTCGAAGAAGACCGCTCGCATGTCGCACGCCCGCACCAGCGGAAGATCCTGCTGCTTGTCCCACACGGTCTTCAGCACGCCACGACCGTAGAGGACCGCGTCCTGCACCGCGAGGACCAGCTCGCTGTAGTAGTCGCTGGTGTCGAGTGCGAGGTTGACCACGCCCTCCATGCCGCGGAGAGCATCACCGGGAGACGGGCCACGAGAGAGCGCGGTCACCTGCGGGTTGCGGGGGATGAGCGAGGAGAGCGCCGTCTCGGTGATGGCGAACGTGAGGTTGATCGAGGTGACGATCAACTCGCTCTCGGTCGGACCAGCCGACTCGCGGTCGGTGTAGAACTTGCCTTGGTAGAACCGCAGCAGCCGATCGAAGGCAAGCTTCTCCGTACTCTTGTACGACTCGACGTGCCTTTGGATCGTAGGGAGGTACTCGTTGAGCTTCATGGGTGGATCCCTAGTGTCTTGCGACGGCGAGGCTGGAAGAGCTTGTCGAGGATGTTGACCGACAGACCAGAAGTCTGACCAGGCTTCAGTACATGCGGACGGCTACTGCCCGCTGGACGCAGCCCATATCCCCGCTGCCTAAACATAGCAGCAGCGATCATAACGGTGATGGCCCTGTCGAAGTGGTGGCGTCCATGCTCGCCCTTTCCACGCTTACGGCTCTGACCGTCCCACTGCATGAGTTGATGGATGGTCGCCTTCGTCTTCAGGTGGATGTCGTTCTGGCGAAGTTGCTCGACCAGCGTCACGATGGCCGCGCTCTTGCCGGTCGCGGTCATGTAGAAGCCGGGGTGGTTAGCGTTCGTGTGGTAGAGCTTCGGGCACCGCGCAGACATGAGCGCTTGGACGCATGCGGGGGCGTTGCTCTCCACCACCACGTCGCAGTCCCAGTGCGACTGGATGCGCATGATGCGTGCAGCGAGGCGACCTGGGTCTTCACGACCAGACCACGACATCACCTCGGTGCGGTCCCACGCGTTCCACATGGTGATGGCGCTCGGGTCTCCGTCGCTACCGTAGCCAGCAGGGTCGCACGTCAGAAGGTACGGGACGCCTTCCTCACGATCTTCAAAGTAATGCTCACGACCATCGATGGTGGCGACTGCATCCGTCAGCATGGGCAGCAGCGCATCCGAAGGAAGGATGTTGCCGCTCTCTGCCGCCCATCCGTCATACGGGCCGTAGGGGTACTTGTGCCGGAACTTGTTGTCGTCACCGATGAACTCGGTGTCGAGACGCGCACGCCTGAACGCGAGGTGCGCGTAGGTGATGCCCTCAAGTTCTTCCATCAGCCGCAGCTCGGTCTGGTCTGGGATGAACGTCGGGTCGTGGATGGTGCAGGTGTCGTCCAGCCACCACTTGAGGAAGACCGGGTGGAACTGGCTCGAGCCTTCAAGAGCCTTGAGCCACATCGTGTGCGAGGTCGTGCCCTGCCTACCAGGGGTGGACTCCATCACGACGCGGGCGTTCTGCCTCTTCGCGACGGACGGGAAGAAGTGCGCGTTGAAGTTGTCTTGGTCATTGAACTCGTCGTACTCGGTGACGACGACACGGTCTGGGCTGTTGCCGATGGCCGGCGTACCGGTGGCTGCGGTGATGGTCTTGATGCGTCCACCGTGGACGAACTCCATCTCACGCTTCGCCGGGTCACGACCAGAGCGGGTGGGGATCTTGATGGCGTCCGGCAGGTAGTCATACGCGTAGCGAGCGCGGCCCCACGCCGTCTCTGCCGTGTCGTACTTCTCTGCGATCAGCACGCCCTGCACGCCTGGGCTGTACATGCACTGACCGAGCAGATCAAGGATCATCAGCGTGGTGATCTTCGCCTGACGATACTTCTTGATCATCACCCAGCGGTGGTTGATGCACGCATCTAGTACCTGCTGCTGCGTGGGCGTGATGTTGAGCGACCCAATGCTCTCGTCTTCGCGAACGATTCGACAGATGCTGACGAACCGGTCTCGCTGCATCGCGGCCCTTACGGCTGCTGCATCAAGCGGCGTGGTAGTCCCGTTGCGTGCCATGCGCTCCCTTATCTACTTCTTCGCCGCTTTTCCACGAGCAAGAGCAGCGGCTACCCTCTTCTGTCTGCTGCCGGGGAGTAGGTCGTTGTCCTGCGTGTACTTCGGGTTGCGAGGACTGCCGGTCTTCAAGAGGTGGAGAAAGGCGTTCACGCGCGCCATCGCCCACTGCTGCCGGCTCTTCACCACCGGACTGTGGCTCTGGCTGAACGCACCTGCTCCGCGCCGCCACACCGTCTTCAGCATGCCGAGCGTAGCCTTCTTGTCCGAGTCCTTGTTGTGGTCGGACACCTTCTGCTCGAGCGAGGCGACGATCTCATCGCTTAACTGAATGCCTTCGTTCGCATCAGATGCACTACCGGAAGGGTTCGTCTTCGACCCGGTGATGCGCTCGGACGGCTTTGCTGGTGTGTCGGACTTCGGAGCCTTCTCCATGCGCCCTACTTCTTCGGCAACTTGCCGTGCCCGGCCTTGCGCGCAGTCTCGAGAGCGATCGCGATGCGCTGCTTCTGGCTCATCTTCGGCTTCTCTTTCGCCATCATGCTGATGTTCTTGCTGATGGCTTCACGGCTGAACTCTTTCGACAGCGGCATCTTTCACCTCGTGGACGTGCCTAGCGCGATGCATTGACAGGTGGTAGTTTAGCGCATCCCGCGTAGCACATCCCGTGCTGGAGGGCGGGAGCCCGCAAGGGTCTGGAGGGAATATGCCGTACATCCGTCGCGACTTCATCAAGAACGGTGAAGTTACTGCCCCCAAGCTCGCGAGCAATGCCTTCAGCGGCACGATCCTCGCGAACGCCACCGCGTACAGCGCCGACAACACGGCGCCCACGCTCTCGTCTCCGCTCGTCGTCCCCTTCGCGTTTGCGGACGGAACGTCCACCATCTCGGTGACGATGCCCTACAAGGTGCGCGTCATCGACGTGACCCACCTCAAGGTGGCGGCGAACGCTGGCGGCAACAACACCGTGCAGGTGTTCAACGGATCCGACGCGATTACTGGCGCCACCACTCTCTCGGTGAACGACCAGGTGCTTACCACCAGCGGCTTCTCCATTGACGACAGCAAGATGGATGTCGCGTCTGGCGGTCTGCTGAAGGTCACCTCCACCAAGGTCGGCACGAACAGCGCTTGCGTGGTGTACGTCACCGTCCTGCGCGTGGCCTGATGAGCGCGATCGCCCCGCAGCCCGTCTCGCGGTTGACGGGCACGACGGCTGCTTCCGGTAGCACGACGCAGACCGCGCTCGTGCTTTCGGATGGCCGCGTGAAGATCATCATCCGTCGCGTGAAGCTCAAGCACACCGCTGGTGCTGCCGCTACGTTCACTCCGCGCATCTACAAGGTGAGCGGAGCGCTCTCGGCCAGCATCAATCAGGAGTTTGAGGGAAGCAGCACCGCTGTGGCTGCGCTCTTCGATACCGTCGCAGAGGTCTACACGTTCACGGACAGCAGCGGGAAGCTCTACCTCGAGCCTGGCCCGAACGCTGGTGCGGACAACGTGTTCGACTACGAGGTCTACTTCGAGATCGTGAGGTAGAGCATGGCTGGATCTCAGGTTCTTCCGTCACCGATTGATGGTGGCGGCGGCGGTAGCGGTACGCCGGCCTCATCGGTCGTTAGCGAGACGTCCTATAGCCAGTCTCCGGCTGTAGGAGCCTCGACTGACTATGCGCGTGCCGACCACACGCACGGGACTCCTGCGTCTGCCATCTCAAGTTCGTTCTTCAACGCGCTCTTCGGTGATGCCGGGGATGGCGATGTGACCATTACCGGAACGACCACGCTCAGCCGGGAGATGCACTACAACAACCTGACGGTGAGCGCCACCGGAAGGCTGAAGCCGAACGGAAACCGCATTTTCGTTGCTGGAACGCTTACCATCGCATCGGGTGGATCCATCGATGACGATGGAACGAGCGCGACAAACCAGGTGGGTCCGACCGGTTTTGTCGCACGCAACTACCTTGGCGGCAGCGGCACGAACGCGGGTTCTGGATGGTCTGTCAGTGGGATCCAGGCAGCAAACGGCAACAATGGTATCGCGAACACCAACTCGTCTCCGAACTCGCTGAACGTGCAGCCAGCTGGTGGAAACGGCGGCAACTCGTCAAGCCGAACAGGTGGCACTGGTGGTACTGCCCCGGCTAACGCTATACCTCAGCGCTGGTCTGGCCGTATTCTTGACGGTCGTGGATCCTTCGGTGCGTTCAACGGAGGCGCCGGGGGTGGCGGCGGTGCTGCGACTATCACAGCGATCACTAGTGGTACATTCATCTCTGGTGGTGGCGGTTCTGGCGCCGGCATCGTCTGGATCGCTGCTAAGACCATCTCCAACAGCGGGAACATCAGCGCAAAGGGCGGCAATGGAGCGAACGCCTCTGTCGGTGTAGGTACAGGTGAAGTCGGTGGAGGTGGTGGTGGTGGTGGTGGTCTTGTCGGCATCATCACGAAGAGTACCAGCGTTGGTGGAACAGTAAGCGTGGCTGGTGGAACTGGTGGCACTGGTGCTGCCATCGGTGGTGGAACTGGTGGTAACGGAACGGCGGGCGCAGACGGATTCTACGTTCTCATGGTGGTGACATGATCATCTATCAGAAGTGGCTCATCGCTCCCCTCGACTCTTCGTTCGACGCGAACGTCGCCATCTGCGAAGCGGAAGGCTGCGTCGGGTTCTACACCGGCATCCCACCGTTCCTACAGGCCCAGGCTGAGCAGGAGCAGTGGGTGCTTCCGCACTTCTGGACGGAAGAAGTCGTGGTCCCCACCGACAATCAGGGAGTCTGACATGCCCATCACCCCCGACGAGATGATCGACATCGGCACCGACGCCTACGAGTTGGCCCTCTTCCTTCAGAAGTCGCTGAAGGTCGATGCGGACGGCAAGAAGCGCCTCGACAAGGAAGAGATGAAGGTGCTGCTCAAGGCGCACCTCGTTCCTCTTGCTGCGAAGCTGACGCGCGATCTCATCGACTGAGGTAGATACGGACGATCCGTTTAAGGGGTAAAGCATGAGCCAGATCTTCCCGCAACGGGCGTCCTCAAGCGTTTCGATATCTAGCCCACTCTCTGGGTTCGGAGAAATCGAGACTATCTCTCCTACTCCGACCTCGCAGGTAGCGTTCATCTACGGACTGAACCCGCTGCTCGTGACGACGGATGTCTACGGTACGGGCGCCACCGTCACGCTGTCGAACGGCGAGGCCGTGATGACGAGTGGGACTTCGACCGATGGATACGCTCGACTCACGTCGAAGAAGGTCGCGAAGTACCGTGCGGGTCAGGCGACGATGGCGAAGTGGACCGCTCGCTTCACCACCGGGTCTGCTGGCAACCGTCAGATGGCGGGCCTCTACAACATCGAGGCCGGCTACCAGTTCGGCTACAACGGAACGTCGTTCGGCATCCTCTACACGGAGGCCGCTACGGTCGAGGTGCAGACGCTTACCGTGACGGGCGCACCTGCCTCGAGCGGCAACGTGACCGTGACTCTCGACGCGGGCACACCTGTGGTCGTGGCTGTGACGAACAGCGGGAACACGTCGGTCACCGCGAGCGAGATCGCTTCGGCTAACTACAGCCAGACCGCTGGTGGGTGGGATGCACAAGCGGTCGCCAACGTCGTGTACTTCACTCGCAAGACGGCGGGTACTGCTGGTTCCTCGACGTTCGCACCAGGGACCACAGGGACTGTCGCTACGTTCGCCATCCTCACGACAGGAGTGGCTCCCACCGAGCAGTTCATCCCGCAGTCGTCGTGGAACCAGGACAAGTTCGACGGCACCGGACCCAGCGGACAGACCATCGACCCGACGAAGGGCAACGTCTACGGGGTGCAGTTTCAATACCTCGGCTACGGTGATGCCTTCTTCTACGTAGTCGATGGGCTCACGGGACGCCCAACACTCTGCCACGTCATCCGCAACTCAAACACCCGCAGCAGCACGAACCTTCGAAACCCGAACCTCTACCTGACTTGGGAGAGCCGCAACACCGGTACAGGAACCTCGGTAGTGATGCGCGGTGCTTCAGGCGGTGCGTTCGTTGAAGGGTCTGTTCAGTTCCTCGGAGCGCAGTTTGCGGTGCCCCCGGCATCCGTTACCGCTGGTGCCGGTGTCGAGACGCCTATCCTCTCGCTGCGTGCGAACACCGTGTACCTAAACCGTCAGTCCACGGCGCAACTTCAGATCGACCGTATCTCGGTTGCATGTGATGGAACGAAGACGGTGCTGTTCAAGGTCTACAAGAACAGCACGCTGACCGCGCCTCGCTGGCAGTACGTCAACTCGACCACGTCGGCTGCGTCTTACGATCAGAACGCTACCGGCTTCAGCGTCGGAAACGGCACGCTCGTGTACGCGTTCGCGGTGAGCAAGACGGGCAACTCCACGGAAAGTCTGACCGACATCGCTCTGTTTATGCAAGCCGGCGACTACCTCACCATCACCGCGACAAGCACGAACGCGAGCGATGTGGCTGCGTCCATCGTCTGGATCGAGGACATCTAGGAGAGTCGCATGAGCATCACCGACCAGCAGAAGCGCGCCATCGACAGCATCATTAGCATCTTTGAGACTGGTCGCGTGCCTACACCGGCTGCGTATGCCACCTGCGCTGTCCTCAAGGATGGGGCCGGCATCTCCTACGGCAAGCACCAGTGTACGGACAAGTCGGGTAGCCTCGACCTCGTCTGCAAGCGGTACATCGACCTTCGCGGTCAGCATGCCGATAAGTTCCACAAGTACCTTCCGTACCTGGCGACGAACGAGTCTTCGAAGGTGGACCCGTCGAAGGCGTACCCGATGTGGATGGCAGAGTTGATCGCTCTGCTGAAGACTGCCGGCACCGACCCGGTGATGCACCGTGCGCAGGACGAGGTGTTCGACGCCAACTACTGGCTCCCTGCGGTCAACATCTGCACGGACGCCAAGCTCGTGACTCCGCTGGCGCATGCGGTGGTCTACGACGGACTCATCCACGGCGGCTTTCAGGTCGTGCGCAACCGCTTCGCTGCCGTGCCACCAGCCCGTGGTGGCGACGAGAAGACGTGGGTGAAGGAGTACCTGAAGGCCCGTCGCGCGTGGCTCATGGCTAGTGCCAATGAGATTCTGCGCCGTACTGTCTACCGTCAGGACGTGTTTGAAGCGATCATCGCTGCCGATAACTGGGACTTGACTCTACCACTTACTGTGCGCGGCGTTATCATCGCGTAATGACGGAGGTAGGGACGATGAGCGAGACGACGACTGCGCCGGCACCGTGGATGTCCGCACCAGTCAAGGTGCCTGTGTGGGCGCTACTCGTCATCGGTGGTGCGATTGCTGGGTCCGGCGGCGCCGTA